GCTCTAGACAAGTGAGACCCGATTAGGAACCGAGGCTCTCCATGTCCACCCACCCACGACATAATCTAAGTCGTGGCCTCTGCTTTACCCCACCAGCCCAGGGCTGGCTTAGATCGGGGTCTTCAGTAAAGAACTGAAGAAGTACAGAGTCGCATCCGGTGTGTATGACACGTTGCTTGGCAGACATACCAAGCAACCGCACTTGATCCTTCTGAAGGCTTCGACATATACGGCGTTGAAAGCCGGATACGTCTAACCCGAGAAAGGATTCCACCCCGAAAGCGCCGGAAGAGATAGGTACCCTGGCCAATTGCTTGACGCAAGGTATGGTCGACGCTAAGTACGCCGCTGCGTGCCAGTAGCCCCTTCTGTAGAAGGAGTTTCTGACAGTAAGCGTACTAGCTATCTCTTCAGGCTCGTTCCGACACGGACTACGCCAGTATACAGGGGATATGTCTATTCCCTTGTACGCGTCAACGCCACAAGATTCCCTGAAGTTACCTTCAGAGAATGATTTGCCGACGTTGACCTCGAAGTGAAGAACTTCGAGAGCACGTGTTAGAAGCAACCGACTGTCAGTGGGGACAATGATGTCATCCCCAAAGACGGCTACCTGACCTTCTAGACTAAGGATGTCCTCCATCGTTCCTTTTAGGCCACGCTGAACAAGCGTAGCTGCCAAGGCTATCGACAAGAACCCCAAAGTCTCGACAGGGAAGGTTACAGCGCTACCCATCGTACTGAACTTCTTCAGTGCGTACTTCGAAGGGAACCTAGAGTCTAGGTTCTGTTCGACGTAACGGGTCCGAGTACTTTGTAGGGCCATCACCAATCCGATGTTACATCGGAAGAGGTTGCCGACAAAGTGTGGTGTGACTCTATCGCTGGCGCTGGAAAGGTCCAGCGTAGCGAGAGAGCCGTCCATAGATCCTCGACGGCAGAGATTCTGGTTGAGGGTTTGGTCATGGAAATGAACAAACCTTTGTATCCAAGAGTCCGCGCATCGGGTACCAATGAAGTGCCAAATATTTTGTTGGCACCATTGATGCTCAGTCGGCTCAGCGGCTATAAGCCGAGGCCCATTGAGCGTCTTAGGGACGGATATCAAGCGTGAAGCAGGGTCAGATGACCCGATCTCCAAGCCCATATCCACATCACTAGCCCAAGCAGAGTGGTTATAAAAACCATAATCCGCAATGGGATACTCGCGTTCCAGACGTTCAGACCAATTAACAAAACGATATTTGTTGATTGGACCGGTACGTTCTGAAACAGCACCTGGGCCATGTCTGAAACGCCATCCAGTCGGTCTATAAAGACCGAGCGTGACGCCAAGGTGTCCGGACACAGTGTCCATAACCCTGAGGAGGCACCGAACCTGATCTTCATCAGGCCCAACTCGCGAGAGGTAGATTTGTGATCTACCGAAGCCCGTATGGGCTTCTTCATGATCCTCATGAGATGGCTGATCAACATTCCAGAAGTCGGAGACTTCGGGAAGAAGATCATCAGTACGATAGAAGTCCTCGATTGCATCGATGACCTTATCGTGCGAACAGTCGAGACGCGCTTTCTTTGCACAGTAATAAAACTGGCGCAAAAAGAGTACGGCCTCGACATCGCAATCCTCCCTCAAACATCCCGACTTGGAAAAGACAAGTGAGTGTAATCCGCGCAGGAATTGCGGATACATCACGGACCTTGGGCATCTCTTTGTAAGAGGTAACCCGGAGACCGTGTACTTGCCCTCTGATAAGCACCTATCAAAGTGCTTACCTGCCGCTGGGAGATCAATACAAAAAGTATTGATCCCATCATTGGCAACAAGTCGTACAAGGTGACAGAAATCTCTTTCCATCTCCTCGCACAGCGTCGGGTAGGCGGCGACCACATCCTTACAGATATGGGCGTACACCTGCAGCAACTCGTCAACGTGGCTTTTAAGCATCGAGAGGTCAACCCTTTCAAACGCTCCACGTAGGCGGGTTTCATCTATGGTCTGCATGGAATTTCACCATGCGAGGTAGGGTAGCTCTAACTAGGAAGTCTTACGACTCCCAACCGTAGAGCTTCGTCACGTTGGCATTGCTGGATGCGGTGACCCAATCGGCCAAAGCATCAATAGGCTCCACATAGGTATCGCCGGGCAGAAGCTCGACAACCATGTAAGCCGTGTGGTAGCTCTCAGGAAGAGAGGACGTCGCAAACGTCGTGATAAACACCTCCACATTATGCCTGTCATATTTCACGCCGTTTCGAACGGCGTTACTATGACGAACGCGAACACGGTACGACTTGAGAGTGTCGCGGAGATAATACTCCGAGCCAAAATCAGTCGGACCGTTGACAAGTGGCAGAGTTTTTGACCCTGCCGCAAGACCCAACACAAACGAAGAACCTAACGCCATCTGGAGTCTCCCGGAACAAAGCAACCCAGTCGGAATCTCTAGCTTACGCTAGCGAGCCCGTAGGACTGCTAACGTTCCGAGAATCGACCATTGGCCGGTGGTAAACACCGGCATGAAAGATGGCGCGAAAGGTAAGATAGGATTAACGATGAGACGTTGTTTCCTATCCTGGGACTGTCGGTTTACACCCGTAGGCTTACACCAGGACAGATCCGACGAACTTGAATCGAGTTCCGTAAGCGCAATTGCTCGCGTATGTCGCATCAAGCACGTATCACTGGACGTCATTGGAATCGTGTTATTAGTAGCGTCGATGACGGTACTAATGTGCAGAAACCAATCCACAAACCAACTCCAAGGCATAATTTGCCAAAGAGTCGATAAGGCTTCGTGGTAGCTGATCCCGAACGTAAGCTGATGAGCTTTAACCCACAAAGGGTCAAAGTCAAGGCCAACACCCGGAATAAGCCCAACTGAGTCATCAAGTCTCCACTTGACGACACACCACACTTTCTCAAAGTGTGACACACGACGCTTCCCGGTAATGAAGGCGCCCGACGTTTTTACAAACGCCAAGGTCGGAGCTTCACTATCGGAACGGTTACGTAAAGTGGCCTTTCGCTTTAGAACGCGTTTTCCACTCTGGAGATCGGTCAACCAACGGAGTCTACGTTGAGTAGCCTCGAGGAATGACCACATCGCCTGAATGTCACTAATCATGGGCTTAATGGCCCATCGCCAGGTGAGATAAGCGTTTGCTGGCAACTTCTCGGATACTATATCCTTGAAATCAGCAGCGCGGAGAACGTCGAGTGCCTTGCGGCTACGAAGTTTACCTTGCGCTTGTCTTACCAGGTCGAGACGTTTGGGTAGCTCCTTCGATAAGAAGTCGCCACCCCAGCCTCGCCATAGTGCAGGTAGATCCTTTAGCTCCGCCCAATAGGAGGGCAGACTAACGTGCGAAACGTTAGGGTTTGTTTTCGCTAAAGAATCCCATGCCAAGCTAGATTGTTCGATAACCGAGAGGTTACCGTTAATCGAGCTCGACATTGCGGGTACGCCTGGTTGATAATCCGGTGGGCAGTTGACTAACTGCTTACTAGGAGGACCAGAAGGTGGGTACACGCCGGAAAAGGAGGGATACTGGACAGAGTTGCGTTGAATCAGCAAAGCGTTATCAATGCGGGTTTCCCGCAACGCGGATGTTGAATCATCACAAGTACCCCAGTCGCCAATACTAGCTGTCTGAATCGTTATCGATGGAAACGGCGGGTAGGTGGTATAAGTACCAACTAAACCCATACGCCCATCAAACGACCTAGAACGACTAGTAGGCACATTACCTCCAATTCACCCGAAACACGGCCATAGGGCTGAGGAAAGAACCCCAACACACAGGTTTAAAGTGTGTGCGGCGGACCCAACAAGGGTCCGC